AGCAATTCAGCAAGCAGATCCTTTTAGCAAGTTCAACAACAGTATGGACATTCTTAAAGAAAAACTTGGTAACGCTATTTTGCCTTTGATTGAAGATTTTGTTGCAGAAATAACTAAACCTGGCGGGCTGGTTGAGCAGGTTGGTAAGTTCCTTGAAGATTTGAGCAACCCTAGAACTGAAGCGGGGCAGATGTTTGTGGACATCAAGAACGCGGTAAAGGATGCTTTTGGTTATGTAAAAGATTTCTTTGCGCTGTTTGGTGGCGGTGATGCGATGGAAGGTTTCAAGAATATTGCGACAGCCCTGATTCAAGCTCTCCCTGCGCTTCTAGCCCTTAAGGGAATTATGATGTTGGCGAGTGCAGGAACTTCTATTGCTAATTTGGCTAAGGCGATTAGTTTGATGACTGCTGGTAATGCTGCTGGTAATGCTGCTGCTAACTCTCCACTAGCTAAGTTTTCAAAAAACGGAATGTTGAGTGTTGCGGTTAGGTATGCAATTCCTTTAGCAGTAACGATGGCTTCTCTATCTGCTATTGATGCTGAGTTTACTGATCCTAAGAAAAGGCAGCAATTGGCGGAAACTGCTAAAAGCAAGCTACCCGAATATAATCCTGGAATGAATAAGGGCATATTTGTTGATAAAAATGGTTTTGATAGTTCAGGAAAGTTTGTTGGAATACCGATTCCCCCTGGAACAAAAATAAACTGGGGTCAGGGTTGGACTTTAGATACTGCACCAAAGAACAATATTACTATCAATGTTCAGTCTGCTGATCCTAAAGCGGTTGTTGATGCTGTAAGTAAATACGCTAAAAACAATGGTGGTCTCCCGCCTATATTCTTTGGTAAGAAAAACTAAATGCCTGTTCCTACATATCTGATTTATCTTAGTTTCAGTTCTAGTGGATATATTGATGTAACCTCTTATGCAACTAATGTGACGATAGATCGCGGTAGCCCCCGTATCTATGACGATACTCAAGTTGGTCAAGCAACAGTTAGTTTTATAAATAACGATAGAACTTTTGACCCTTTCAATACAAGCTCTATTCTTTACAACTTTATTGGCGGTTATACGCTTGTTCAACCTAACGCTAAAGTGCAGATTTATTCTGGCGGTGTCGTTATCTTCACTGGTTGGGTTCAAAACTGGGATTTCACTAATGATGAGAAGGGTTTGGATGCTCGTGCAAGCCTGATGGCTACTGATGGTTTAGGTGTCCTTGCTAAAGCTAACTTCAACCCGACTCTTATTACTGCTGCTAATACTGCTGGGCAGTTGCCTACTCCTAGGATTGCTTCTGCTACTGCTATCTGGGGTTCAACCGCGATAACTGTTTCCATGGCTGGTAGCGCAGGTAAGACACCTTTAGTTGGGGATACTCTTAGTCAAGATCAAACAGTTCTAAGTTATTTGCAGAATGTTGCTAGAACTGAACCTGCAAACTTTTGGGGGACTAAAGATGGCAACGCTAAATGGGCTGATCGCAGTTATACCAATACAACTTGGAATCCATCGGCATCGTTGAGCTATAACTATCACCTAACCGCAGGTTTCTATAACGGAACAGCAACCGATTTAACTAACTGGATTCTTTCAACTGAAGGAACTCCTGTCGTAACGACTAACACTCAGTTCCCTGGTGAGTATGTTTTAGAGTCTGTTCTTTTAGGCTCTGAGCAGGGATTACAGTATCAGGAATATGACCCAATCAAATACAAACCTAACACTGCTTACAGTGTCGCGTTTTGGACTAATGCTGTTGATGTGAGTGCCGAAATACGATTGATTTATAAGAATCCTGCAACTGGTGCTTATGTAACTAAAAAAACTGAGGCTTATGCCAATACTTTCAGCAATAACGATTGGAAACGCATAGTTATTGAAAATGTTACAACCTCTCTTGTATGTAATTATTTCGAGTTTTATGTTTCAGATCTAAATGGAACTTTCCAAATAAAAGATTTGATTATTAGCCCAACATCTTCGGCTTCAAGTTCTTATTTTGATGGTGAACGCTATCAGGAAACTACAAGCACTTATTTGAATGAACAGCAACGCCCCTATTCTGGATGGGTTGGGCAAGAGCGCTTTTCAAATAGCGTCTATGCGGTAACTATTAAATCTGGAACTGCTACTGCAACTGCCATCGTGGACTTTGCAGATAATTTTGGAACTGCTGTTGTTGCTACTGCATTACCTATATCTGATTTGCAAGTTCAATACGCTTCAGATCAGTTCTATAATCAAGTGAATGTCGTTCGTGCTTCTGGTGGAACTGCTACAACTCAAAGCACCGCCAGCCAAGCTTTATATGGAATTAGAACTTATGCACAAACAGATAATTTAGGTATTAGTCCCGCTAGATCTACTGCGATGGTGAATGAGATTTATGGGCAGTTTGGAAGCCCCGATTATGTTTTGACTAGCCTTGATTTGCAGTTAGAAGCGATGGCGGGAACTGCTCAGGCTAGAGTTCAAGCAATTGATTTGTATGACCCCGCGAGAGTTGTTTTTAGACCTTCAAGCTCAGGTTCAAACATTGATAAAAAATATACCATTATTAGTATCAAGCAAGAGTTCACACCTGAAACGCATAAGGTTTCTTTAGGGTTAGCCCCGTTTGGTGCGGGTATGCTTTTGAACTCTACCTATATGGGTATTTTAGATACTCAAAAGGTTGTTTAGCACCCGATAAACTAAAGACTTAGGAGAATAAAAATGACTTTGAAAACTTGGGCTATCGGTGATGTTCTTACCGCAGCCGATTTGAATACTTATGTTAGTCAGCAGGTTGTTGGCACTTTTGGATCTTCAGCAGTTAGGGCTACCGCTATTGCTACTGCTGTTGCGGGGCAAGTTTCTTATTTGACTGATAAAGATCGCATTGAACATTACGACAACACTCAATGGCAACCGCTTCCCGCTGCTATGGCTGTCTTTAGCGCAACTGGACCTGCTACCGCTGTTGCTGCTGGTGGTTCTGCGCTTGTGTCTGTCGTTTTGCCTACATCCCGTTTTGGGACTACCCCAATTATTTGTGGGTTGAGTTCTACCGGTGCGATGTTCACTCCCGTTGTTAACGCTGTTACTACTGGCACTGCAACTATTGCCTTGGTCAATCAGGGTGGTGTTTCTCAGGCTGCTACCCAGACTTTGTATGGGGTGGCAATTATGATGGCTACTGGAACTGCTGCGGGATAAGGATGAAGATGTTTAGCTGTAAAACTGAAGGTTGCCCTATCAAGGGTGATGAGCATACTCCGCCTGCTGAAGGGATGCTTGTTTGTGGTTTGTGTGGTCAGGAAATGACCCCAATTGAGTGAACCAACTAAACCTACTAATCAAACTTTGTTGTTGCAGATTGTTCGCGACATCGAGATTCTAAAAGCAAACTCAATTCAAATACTTGATGCTTCACGCGATCACGAAACAAGAATTAGAGAACTAGAAAAACAAATCAACAGGTCAGCTTGGATACCTGCCCTCATTACTGCCGTTGTTACTAGCGTTGCTGTTGTAATGCTAAAAAGCGCTTTCGGGCTGTAACATCCCCTAATTTAGAATTGTCTTATGACTATCTATTTTGAGCCTTTTCCTGCAAATACCCGTAATGACGAGTTTGGTAATTTAGCCCCTTACCGTAATGGCAGACCGCATCGCGGACAAGACTGGTCGCCTAAAGAGAAGTCTGCAATCAAGGCAATCACTGATGGAACTGTTTTTGTTTCAACCTGGACTGATGTTTTAGGTTGGATTGTTATTCACTCAACTAAAGATGGTTATTGGGTGCTTTACGCTCACCTTGCTGAGAAGTCTGCGCTAGTGAAGGGCGATAAGGTTGTTGGCGGTAAGACTGTTTTAGGTAAGGTTGGGGGCGGTATAAACACCCCATCTGGATCTGCTTCAACAGGCGCACACCTACACTTGAGCATTGGTAAAGCTAACAAAGACTGGTCAAACCCGAACATTCACTTGAGCGCTTATGAAGATTTGATTGACCCGCTGAAACATATTCTAGAAAATAAAGGAAAATAATGAACCCGATTCTTGCAAGCTATCTTAGAAGCCTTTTGGCTACTTCTCTAACCGCTATTTTCGCTGTTGGCAAGTTACCTGTCCTATTTACTGCTCAAGATTGGCTTATTGTGGCTAACGCAGTATGGATTTCATTCATTCCAGTCATTATTAGGGCATTGAACCCTAAAGATGATGGTTTTGGTATCTCTACTCACAAACCTGAATAAAAGCCCGCTACGGGCGTTTTACGGCGTTTTTAGAGTTGTTGCTCAATCTTTAGTTGCCTGCGCTGTTTAGGTGTTGTTCCACCCCAAATGCCGTAATCTTCAGCCATCCCCACACGCAAACATTGAGCCATAACAGGGCAACGCATACAAATCTGCCTTGCAGTGTCTATCGCCATGTTATACATGTTGGTTGATTGGCTAGCACCCCTTGCAGCCCATTCTTCAGGGAAAAACACGTCGGGCACTTGCTCACATTCAACACCCCCGTTGTCCATAATGGCTTCGTGCAGTTCTATGGTTGCTTGATCTAATCTAATGTCTGCGGTCATAAGTAGAGTTTACCTATGACAACAACCAATAAACCTCCTTTTGAAATATCGGCAACCTTTTTAGGTGACTTTGAAAACAACAGCCCTGAATGGCACAAGCTACGCGATGAGCAAGGTGTTATTTCAGGATCGGAAATCGGCACAATTTTAGGGTTATCCCCGTTCACTTCAGCAATTACTTTGTGGGCGCAAAAAACCGGTAAACTACCTAACCAGGTTGAACCTAATACTGCAATGCGTTTAGGTCAGCTTGTTGAACCTGCGATTCGGCAACTGTATAAGGAACATCACCCAGAACATCAGGTTATTGAAGTAGGCTCTTATGCTCACGCCCAGCATGGTTGGGCACACGCTAACCCTGATGCTCTATGCGTAGATAAAGATAACAAGCCTTACATTCTTGAAATCAAGCACACTGCAACTTATTGGGATAGCGTTCCTGAACATTACCGGGCACAAGTGTTTTGGTATATGTGGGTTTTTGACATCAAGCGAGCAGTTTTTGCAGTAGTGAATGCCGGGCGTTACAAAGAGTATGAGGTTGTTTGGGATGAGTTTGAGTTTCAAGCAATCTTCAGTCGCGTAAATGATTTCCGTAATCGTGTTCTCAACAATCAGCAACCAGACTGGGATGGAAGCAATTCAACCTATGAAACAGTTAGAGCTTTATCGCCAGACATTGAGAACCTAAACGAAGAATTAGGCACGTTAGGTATTGAGTTGTTGAACGCTCAAGCTGAATTAGAAAAAATTGAGAAACATTTTACTGAACTCAAGTCACGCACTATTGCTGCGCTAAACGGTGCTAAAAATGGTTGTATTGATGGTGAGGTTGTTGTTTCAATTACTCAACGCGGAACAGGTTTACCGTATCTAACATTTAAGAAAGGCAATACATAATGGCACAATTCAATTTGCAAGACTATGAAACCGTTGCTGAACGCATCGCCAGGTTTTACAAAGACAACAACGATGGCAGAATCATTACCCGCAACATTACAACAAGCAACGATAGAGCTATAAGCACTTGGGTTGTTCAAGCTTACATTTACCTAAACTCAACAGATCAGGAAAAGAACCTTGCTAAAGCAACCGGTTTAGCTTTTGAAATTGATGGGGCAGGTATGGCAAACAAGACCAGTGCCCTTGAAAACGCAGAAACCTCAGCCATCGGAAGAGCCTTGGCTAACGCAGGCTATTCAGGCGATAAGCGTTCAACCCGTGAAGAAATGAGCAAGGTCAAGCGTGATGTTGCACCACCCCGAAACTGGCAGGCTGCCCTAGATAACATCAACGACATCGAAGGGCTACGCTCTCTTTATTTGGAAGCCAAACAGGGTAAAGCCCCTAATGCTATTCTGGAAGCAATCAAGGGTAAGGCTGATGGAATCGCAGGATCTACAAACAAAAATTAGTGTTTTGCAAGCCAACATACTTGAATTAGGTGAACTTGCTGTTGCCCTAACTGAAGACCCTGTTGCCCGAGCTAAAACACTTATGCGCCTAAACGAGCAGACTATACGCCTAAACTTTTTACACAATTTTGACCTAAATTAGGTGTTTTGCAAGTTTTTGTGGTTAGATACTTTGTATGCCACGAGATTTATTTGATGCCGATGAGCCGAAGCAAGAACCCATACTTTGTGTGCGTTGCGGGCAGTCCATCCCCGTTTCTACTTGGGTGAAACGTTTATCCCGTAAAGCTGAAAACTGGGATACCTGCAAAGACTGTTTGAGCACAAAACCAATAAAGCACATCCAATACAAGCACCCCAATTTAGGCTACATTTTTTGTTACCCACATCAGGGTGAGGTTGATGAACTGTTTAGACCGGTAGATGAATCAGGTAACTTGTTTAGACCAGGTGAACGGATTTGTGGGCATAAAGATTGCATAAATGTAAAACACATTCAAACACCTAAAGCACTTGTTGCAACACCTACCCGTAAGCGTAGGACTGTTGTTGATGATGATGAACTGTTTTGGGCGTTGCTGGAAGCTAAGAAGTATGACCGCAAGAAAGTTGGAGCGTAATGAGCAAACTAAAAATTGGTAGCCTGTTCTCCGGTTATGGGGGACTTGATTTAGCGGTTATGAATGTTCTTGATGCTGAAGTTGCTTGGCATTGTGAATGGGATAAAGCGCCTGGTGCAATTCTTGAACATCACTTTCCTGGTGTCCCTAACTTTAGGGATGTTAGATCAGTTGACTTTAGAACTGTTGAGCCAGTTGATGTTTTGACTGGCGGTTTTCCTTGTCAAGATTTGAGTTTGGCAGGTAAAAGGGCGGGGCTTGAAGAAGGAACACGCTCAGGCTTATGGATTGAGTTTGCTAGAGCAATACAACAGTTACAACCTAAATTAGTGATTATCGAGAATGTAAGGGGTTTGCTAAGTGCAAAAGCCAATAATGGAATGGAATACAGTCAAGAAGATTTGGATGTTATCTCAGGGAAACAACCTATTCGAGCGATGGGAGCTGTTCTCGGAGACTTGGCCGACATCGGGTACGATGCGCGATGGTGTGGTTTACGAGCTGCCGATGCAGGTGCGCCCCATAACAGATTCAGAATCTTTATCGTTGCCTACCCTTCCAACTCCTAATACGATGGAGCATAGGGAAATAAAAACGCCTGAAGAAATTGAAGCGTTGAAAGCTAAAAGTCCTGGGGGTTACAGGAACTTGCGTGAAGTCGTTATCAATGAGATGCCTGAAGATACTTTGTTTTCTACACCTACAACAATGGATGCTAAAGCCACTAATGACCCTGAAATTGCACAAAAGTTTTTAGATGCCGATAGACAAACCTGTTTGACTTATGAGGTTGTTTTGATGCCTACACCTGCTGTTGGCCACATTCGTAATCACGATGAACCAATTGAAGATTATTTGCAGCGCAGACAGGATTTTATTGATGGTAAAACCAAGGGTATGCCAGAGGCTAGTTTAGGTGTTGCTGTAAGGATGGAGATTACGAATGATGATGTTGTTGCCGACTCCGACCAGAAGGGACTATAAGGATGGGCGAGCAGAAAGAATCAGATTTGACCGGCTTCAAAATGACACTCTCGCAAGATGTATCTTCAACGCTATTCGGGGGGGGGAAATACTAATGCCAACTCCTAAAGCTTTAGATGGGGTGAAAGGTAATTTGAAGAGTTCTCAGGAGCGTGTTGATTCTGGGCATCAGGTTGATTTGCCTAATGTTGCTGTTGATTTAGTTTTGTTGAAAACTCCGCAAGTGGATGATGCTAAGAACACTGGGCATAATCAGGAGCGTAGAGCAACTTTAGCTAGTGAAGTTTGGCAAGCTCAGGAAACTATCAATTGGGGTAAGTTTACAGCTGCTATTAGGCGTTGGGAAGCCATAACAAGGCCTGCACCTGCACCTACTAAGCCTGATGGTAAAGATGGGGCGCACCGGTTGTCTGCCGAGTTCACTGAATGGATGATGGGTTTGCCTGAAGGTTGGATTACTGCCCCTGAGATCGGTTTGAAGCGTAATGATCAGCTGAAGGCTTGTGGTAATGGTGTTGTGCCACAACAAGCTGAAATGGCTTTAGCAATTCTGATAGATGATCAGATTATGAAACAGTTAGGAAAATAATGGAAAAGAAAAAATACTCAATTCTCACAGGTGACACTTTTGAAGTTGAAGCGACCTCCGCTAAAGAGGCTTTAGCAAAGTTTTGGGCTGATTGGAACTCTGAACCTTGCCCTTGCAATGAAGAAAATTGTGAATGCGTTGCCTTGGGCGAGGCTATGACTGTTGTTATCAATGCCGATCCTGAAGAAGATACTGAATGATAGTTTTTGATTTTTTTGCTGGCACAGGTTCAAGCACTAAAGCTTTTGCCGATGCAGGTCACCAGGTTTTTACTTTTGAAAAAGACCCATTTTTTGATGTCACTGAAACTTGCGACATTTTGGATTTGACTGTTGACTACCTGTTAGGCAAGTATGGGCAACCTGATTTTGTTTGGGCTTCTCCCCCTTGCACTGCTTTTAGTGTTGCCTCTATGGGTTACCACTGGTTGAAGGGTGGGGATCATCCTGTGCCTAAAACTAAAGATGCCGAATACAACCAGTTGCTTGTTGCTAAAGCTATTGAACTTGCTGAAGGGCTAAAACCTAAATACGGGTTTCTGATTGAGAACCCTCGTGGGATGTTACGTAAGTTGCCTGTTGTTGCTGGTTTGAATCGTAGAACTGTTACTTACTGCCAGTATGGTGATGATCGTATGAAGCCAACCGATTTGTGGGGCAATGTGCCTAACTGGGTTGCTAAAAACCCTTGTAAGAATGGCGATTCCTGCCATGTTGCTGCGCCTAGGGGTTCGGTTACCGGCACTCAGGGTTTGAAGAATGCAAAACTTAGGTCAATGATTCCTTATGCTTTAGGGCTTGAGATTTTGACTGCAATAACTAAATAGAAAGATTTGGGACAAAGTGAGTAAATCAAAGTGGCAAGAGTATGAAGCGGTTTGGCAGCACAGTCAGGCACAAGGCAATGACCTGTTGTTGTTGTTAGCTTTAGCGAAACTTAGGCAGGGTTCAGTTATGTATGCCACTAAAGAAACTTTGGCTGAACTGTTGAATTGCAGTGTTGATACCGTTGATAGATCTTTGAAGCGTTTGAAGCGTTTGGGTGAGTTGTCTTGGGTGAAGGGTTCAAGTCATTCAAAAAGGGCTAACCGCTACCAGATTCTTCTTCCAGGTTTAGACGCACATTCAACCGCAGTTTCAGCCGCAGATTCAAGTTTTATACCCCCGCAATCTGCACCTTTATACCCCCGCAGTTTGCCCCCCCTAAACAGTAATGAAACAGTAGTTAAAGAAGAAATAACTGTTTTTGAGTGTAGGCAGTTGAGTCCTTTGCATTTGCGTAGTTGTGATCGTGTTGCCGGGGTGCTTGCTCCGTTGCAGGTTTGGGAGTTGATGTTGGCGTTTGAGGGTTCGTATTCTTCCTCTAGTGCGTTCAATGACAAGGTTAGGCTTGAGCGTTGGTGGGGGTTTTTGGATAAGGCTGCAAAGGACAAAGAGTGAACATTGATTTTGAGGAACTTGTTATAGGGACAATACTGAACACGCAAGGGGCAGTGTTGGATCATGTGCATTTGGAGGCTAATGATTTTGATGCGCCTTGGTTTGCTGAAGCTTATACGGTGATTCGTGAGCTTGAGCGTAGTAACAAGGTTGTTGATGTTTTTGCTGTTTGTGCCAAATTGAATCCTGAAGCCCGGAGAAGGGTTGCTAGCAGTTTAGATTTTGGTGTTGTTCCTGCTCACGTTTCTTACTATGTGTCTAGGGTTGTTGAAGCCAGTGTTGATCGGCAGTTGAGTTTGCTTGCTCTTGAGATGCAAGCTGATGGGGATGTTTCTGCCCGCCTAGATAAAGTCAAAAACAAGTTAGATCAACTGAAGTTTGTTGAAGCGTTTGAACTACCTGATTTGCGGTTTGACCTAACGATGATGTTGAAGGAAATCCGTAACCCCCGTAAAACTATTCCTACCTGTTTCAAAGGCTTGAATAACCTTATTGTGGGTTTGAAGCAACAGGGTTTGTATGTGTTTGGTGCAAGACCTGGGGTAGGTAAGACTGTTGTTGGGTTGCAGTTAGCGTGGGAGATTGCCCGTAACGAAGATGTCTTGTTTTTCAGCTTAGAAATGGATAAGTCGAGCCTTTTAAATCGTGTTGTTGCCGGGGAACTAAACATTACACTTGATGCCATTGAACGAAGCAGTATTACCTCTGCACAAGTTCAAGCTATTGATGACCTGATTGTTTCTAGCCAAAACAGGTTGATTATTAGTGATAAGGGTGGGCAGACTGTTGCGCAGATCAGGGGCTACATTTTGGCTGTAATGTCTAAACGTCAGGTAAAGCTTGTTGTTGTTGATTATTTGCAGTTGATTACTGCTGCTAACCCTAGAGCACCTAAGTATGAGCAGATTTCGCAGATTAGCGTTGATTTGAAGAACCTTGCTAAAGAGTTAGGCATACCTATTGTTGCTTTAGCCCAGTTGAATCGTAGGGTAGATAACAAACCTGATGATAAACCTAATGCCAGTGATCTGCGTGATTCTGGGCAGATTGAACAAGATGCTGATGTGATTGTGATGTTGTCTAGGAAGCAAGCTGAGCAAGACATTATTCGTGACAACAAAATAACTAAAAATGATTTTCCCGATCTTGCATTGTTTGGGCAAAAGTCTTTGATTACTTTTGATGTAGTAAAAAACAGGCACGGTGCAACCGGTGTTTTTGATGCCTTGTTTGATGGACAGTATTCCAGGGTGAAGGAATTACACTAAATAGTGTGGAAGATAATCAGGTTGAGTGTCGCAGGTGCGGTTTCAAGTGGGCTGTAAACGCTGAAAAACGTAACCGTAAAGACTTGCTCTGCATTAGTTGCCGGGCTAAACCAGCCAAAGTTATTCAGTATGGCAAGTTACGCTGTATTCCCCATAATGGTAATCTGAACGACAAGCTACAACCCATAGACGATACTGGTGCTCTAGTTTTTGTTGGGGTGCGAGTTTGTGGTCATACAGATTGCGTGAACCCTAAACACATTGTCGCAGGCTAGCAGTAAACTATTTCAAGCAACAAACAAACCATTTATAGAAAAGGAAACTTATGGCTCAGGTCAAGGTAACAGGAAAAGTAAACAAAGTATTCG